ACCGCTACTTTCATTAGTTCCGCTAGTAGCTTGTGTCCATTCATAATTGTTTAGACTAAAATCAATACGTGTAAATTTATCATAGTAAAAGTTTCTTACTTGTTTTTTTGCAAGTATAGGTTGAACTGTGTTTAGTATTACATTTTCAATATCATTTCTTGTTGTAAAGGAAACACCCTGTGTGTCGTTGTAATATTCTTTATATAATATTCCGTCATTACCATATATATTCGTTTTACTATATTTTCCAGTTGCATCTATTAAGTCAAAATATCTACTAATACCGCTAGACGTTCTGTTTACACTTTTTGTTTTAATAATTTCTTGACTTGTTGTTGCTGGAACAATATTATAATCTTCAGCAGTTACCATTCTGTTTTGTGTATAGTAAACAGCTGGAGCATTTAATTTAATATTTTCATTTGTTTCAGATGCCGAACTATTAAGTACAGTATATTTTAAACTAAGTTCGAAAGTAAGTGTTTCTTCAATACCTTGCCCTGAAAGGTAGTCTACATCAATTGTAATTTTTTGCATACTAGAAGGTGTAATATTCAAAGAAGTATTTGCGCTAGTTCTAAAATATGTTTTGAAGGTTCCTTGTGGTAAGTTGCCAAATACACCATCACTAAACATAAGATCAATTCTATCATCTAATCTTGTTACAATGCTGTATATATTTTTTGTTGTACTAGACAAACTGTTATAAACTACATTAGATCCTTTTGCACTATCTACTTTGTCCCATAAATCTGTTTCAAATCCTGCTGTATTCAGTTGATATAGCCAAACATCAGTATTATTAATATTAGGACTATCTATACTAATTGCTTGATTTGTAGAAGGTGTGTCAATAGTGAATGTTCCGTCTTCTAGTAAACCTTGTCTAAAATGTAAAAAGAATCCGGTGTTTGAACTACCAAATCCTTTGTTATCATCTCTAAACAAAAATCCTAAGTTATTACCTGCTAACGGTGGCTCTTCTAATATTTCATTACCACTTACTTCTGCAGACACAACTTCAAATGGAACGTTCTTACCGTCTATAACTTTTGAAAATCTATAAATTGGCAAGTCAGTCGACGCCCCGTTAACTTTATATTGCTGGCTAGGTATATTGTTTACAGCAGCAGATTGTATAGGACGTCCAAATTTGTTTGTTACAGGTAATGCTGCATTTAACACTTTTGTAAACTGCTCGTACCAATCAGGATTTGTGTTGTCATTCCATAGAATACTTTGACGGCTAATGTTTGAACCGTTAGCATCGATTACATCTTCAGTTGTTTTAATTGACTCAACTTTAAGTAGACCATGAGCAGGTAAATTACGTTTTGCATTATAACTTAATAATCTAGCTAGGCGCAGTATACTTTCTCTACGTTCTGCTAGTTCTAAGAAGTTTTCTCTTGCATTTAAGTCAATACGGAACGAAAGGTTTTGACCCAAAAAACAAATCATATCAATAAGTGCAAGGTACTCCGAAGACTCAATATAATCGTTAAAATCCTCAGGATAATTCTCTCTAAGGTAATTTATTAAAGTACGTCTTAAATTATCAAAATCGTAACTTTTAAAGTCTGCATTGCGGAATGACTGGTAAATTCTTTTCCAATCTTCGGCAACTAAAAGTCTATTTTGTCTATCGGTTGATGACATTTTCGTTCCTTATTTTATCTACTAATATTTATCGTAAGCTGTTAAGTGCTATTATATTAATCCGTTGTTTTGATCAAAAGAAAAGCGCAAAGATTCAGTAATATTGTAAGGCAAATATGTTAGTGTAGCTTCAATTTGTAATCCGTTTTCGTACTCAGTAACAATAACTTCGTTTATAGATACTCTAGTTTCTGTTTGCAATACTCTGTTTACATCTGATATCACAGCTTGTTTTAGTTGTTCTGTTAATGGCTCAAATAATATGTCCCATATTATTGTACCAAAATCAGGATCACTTAATTTTTCACCTTTTCGTATATGAAAATGATTTATGATGTCCTGTTTAATTAAAGCAATATCATATAACTTGTAACTTTTATTATCAGGATTAGCTGTACTAAACCCTTTATACCAAGTTTGTATAGCTTTGTCCTCTGTGACGGTTTTTTTAATCTTTACTTTTTTGTATAATTCTTTTTGTGCCATTTTATTTCCTTACACTGTACTATCTTCGCCGCCAGTATTTTCAATAGTTGAACCGTCTATCGGTACATCTAACTCAGCAGGTATTGCCCAATTGCGTCTAATTGTTAAAGTATACTGACTGTTTGACTCGAACCTATAATTACTTATTTTTGCATTATCACCTTGGTTTCCACCTAATACTTTAAAACGTTTATTTTTTGTATCAACTTCCCATACAAACCCTACATGGCCTCCGCCTCTAGTTTTTGATTTAAATACTACAACATCTCCTTTGCGTATTTGAGATGTATCACGCCATCCAACCTCTGCACCGTAATTTTTGTACGCTTGTGAACTCATTGATTTAAGTCCACCAATTCCAGCTTCATCTAAAGCCCAACTTACATACGCTGCGCACCATGCATAAGCCATAGCACTACTATCTCTATCATAAGATTGATTACAAACTCTATATGTTTGTAATATTCTAGGATTACCTGGATTGCCTTTTTCTGTCCAGTCTTGTGATAAGCAATTTTGTAGTAACGCAACTAATCGTTCGTAACCAGGATTTTGAGGTACAGGTCCTGTAACTTCAGCTCCGGCAATAGTACCTTGTTCTTGCCCCGGTATGCCGCCTGATTGAGTATCTTGTCTACCGCTTTGATTACTGTAAGATAAAAATTGTTGATTAGATACTACATCGCCTTCTAAGTCTTGCTCAAATGGATCATCAGAAGCAAACCGCTGACTTTCTAAATCAGGAATTTCATCTGTATATATTGGAATGTTCGGACTAATAACTTCACTTGCTGGAATTACTACATTACACATTATCCAAATCCTCTATTATTTGTTGGTGCATTATACCAAGTATCATCTGCATCTACAACGCTTGCAAATTGTCTGTCTTTACTAATGCCTAAATTATAACCACCTTCTGTACCTGCAATACAAAGTCTCATATTACCTAGAATGCCGCGGCCTTTATCTTTATATCTATCTTTTAAATAGGCTGCACAGACATCACAAGACAATTTAAAGTCTGTAAGTAATAATCCAGGATCAACTATAATATCAACACCAAACGGATTATCGTCTGTAATTGGTGCGTTTGTCAATCCTGCAAGTTTTCCGTAACGCTCGTAATTTCCTTTACCAGTTAGCTGAATAAGTCCTCTACCAATGTAGTTTCCTCCATCACCAGCTGCGTCATTACCCATGCCCGGTCCTATTCTACTTTGATAACCGTATACTAATTCAAAAAATTGAAACTTGTCTGCCTTTATAGATGTAAGTTGTGAATCACTTACAGTTCTTGCAGCACTAAAAATAGATCTAATTCTATCGTTACTTGTTCCTGCATAACTAGATTCTTCAGTAGCACTAATCTTACTTTCTGTGTTAGCACAAACAATAGCTGCTTTTACAAATTCATCGTTAAATCCTGCAATAGTTCTTAAAGAATTTGCAAAAATTCTTGCACGCTCTTTTTTATCTGATATTTCTTCAGGAGTTCCAGTAGGAATTTGTGTTCCTCCTAGTGTAGGTGAACTTGTTACACCTCCTGGTGTGTTACTTGCAGCTATAGATCCGTTAGGTGCTACAGTGCCAAATGTGTTTGCTGCTGTTCCAGTAGGTGCATTCGTTCCAGTAACATTGCTATTTCTTAAGAACGTATCTGGACGCTCAGGAGCATAACTGTCAGTTGATGCTTGTCCAGCTTCTGTTTTCTCAGGAGTGTATGCAGTTGGATTATAATTTTCGTGTTCGTACCAAGGTTCGTGATTTGGTCTACGTGTAGTTTGTAATGCTTGTGTAGGTGGAACTGGAAGCACTGGATTAGCAGCATCTGCTACTTCTGCGTCTGCTGCTACTGCTGCTGTTGCTGCTGCTGGTCCATTTAAATGTATTTCAGCGCCTGTTTGAGTTATATTAGCACTTGCTTTTAGATCTAACCCGCCGCCAGCTGCTGTTACTAACGCTGCTGTTCCTGCATGTATATCTGTTTGTTCTCCAGATGATAATTTAGTGTTAGTTGCAGACTTTACATCAATTGCAGCATCAGAGTTTACAATTAAATTACCTACGGCTTTTATATGATTATCTCCGTCAGTAGTAATTTTTAATCCTGCACAAGCATCTATATTCATATTACTAGTTGTACCTAAAAATAAATTGCCACTACTTTGCATAGTCATTTCGTCTTGTGCTAAAATAGTTGTACTTGATTCACTATATAAAGATACTGTGCTTTGTGCATTTGCGTTGAAACTTGTACCTGCACTAAATGCTGTATGTGTGCCTGTTTTAATATTACGTTGATCACCTGCTGATTCGTTATGATTTCTTCCTACAACAGTATTTAGATCTCGTATTGCTGTAAAGTTAATATCTCTATCTGCTGTAAAATTTAAATCTTGAGAGCTATGAATACTAATACTATCTTTTGCATAGATATCAATTTTTCCGTTTGCTGTTAATTCAATCCAACTATCACCACTACCGTGCGATATATAAATTAGATCTTCTGTATTGTGCAATAAAATTTGATGCCCTGTCCTTGTTCTAATTCTAGTAAGTTCGTTTGCAGGTAAAGTCTTATCTCCGCCTGATTCGCCGGCACGTTGATTGGTATACTCCATAGGCGTATCTTTAGCCGGTCCTCTGCGCAACTGGGTTTCGTCACCGTCGTCCATTACAAAACTAGAACCTCCTAAACGATTTACAGGTATTGTAGCTTTGTGGTCTTTATCGCCGTATCTAACCT